ACTTTCGCTGTCTAGAGTGTTTAACTGAGTTTGAGGCTGATGAACTGCCTCGCCGTGGCTCATATTGTTTCAAATGCCATATTCGTACAATCAATCTTGGTTTTACTTATGGTCAAGAAGATTTTCACGGACCAACAGTCCGTGAACGTGCCAAAGAACAAGAGCGTCTAGCGGCTGAAGCCGGCATCAAAGCCGAACCTGTCGGAAACAGGTGGGTGTGACATGGATGCAGTCTGGGTTCCTATCGTCGTGGCGGTCATCACAGGACCAGTCGTGGTGGTACTACAAAAACTCAGACGGGAAAATACGCAACAACATGAGGAGGGCAGGGACTTGCTCAAACTTGTGGGAATTAAAGTCGACAAAATCGGAAGCAAACTTGACCAACATATCGGTTGGCACCAAGGAAAGAAAGAGGAATAATGGCTAGGACATCTAATTCCGAATACATTAAGCGTTATCGAGACAGGATTGAACAGTCACGCCGTTGGAGGCGTGAAGAGCGTTACGACGATTTGTGGTCACGAATGATTGACATGTATCGTGGCAAGCACTACAAGGCAAGCACGGAAGAAGACCAGTTGCTGGTCAATGTGGCTTTTGCAACCATCAACGTAATTGCTCCTGGAGTTTCTGTTAACTATCCAAAGATTACTGTTAATGCACGAAAGTATGAAGATGCTCCACGTGCTGTTGTGACAGAAGCGGTTGTCAACTACTGGTGGAGACACTACGAGTGTCAAAAGGAATTTCGCCGTGCCGTCAAAGACATGCTTATCTGTGGACATGGATGGTTAAAGACTGGTTATCGTTTTGTTGAAAAAGAAAACGATTATTACGAGAACTCAGATGAGTTGGCGTCTGCTGCACCAGAATCAGTCACAGAAAGCGAATTGGTCATTACTGAAGACCGCCCATTTGTTGAGCGTATTTCAATGTTCGATGTGTTTGTTGACCCAGATGCAACTTCAATGTCTGACATAAAATGGATTGCTCAAAGAGTACGTAGGTCTCTCAAAGATGTAAAGAAAGACAAGCGTTACAACTCAACAGCAAGAAATGAAGCAGCACCATCACACTATTCCAAGTGGGGAATTGATGACTTCCGTGGCAATCTTCGTCCTCGTCGAAACGAGGGCGATGATGATGCCTATGTAGAGATTTGGGAGTACTACGACATTGACAGAAACATGATGTCGGTGTTCTGTGATGGAAGCGACAAGTTCTTGGTTGCACCAATCAAGATTCCTTTTGCATTCGGACATCCTTTTGTGATGCTCCGCAACTACGACGTTCCTGACTATTTCTACACCATGGGTGAACTTGAAGCAATTGAACCATTGCAGATGGAACTTAACCAAACTCGTACACAAATGATGAACCACCGCAAGAGGTTCTCACGCAAGTGGTTGTATAAGGAATCTTCGTTTGACGCTGACGGTCGTTCTGCTTTGGAATCCGATGAGGACAACGTTTTGGTTCCTGTTATTTCCGAAGACTCATTGAACAACGTTGTTGTTCCAATGCCAGCGGTAATTAGCCCACCAGAGTTCTACAACCAATCAAATCTCATCTCTTCTGACATTGACCGTGTATCTGGTGTATCTGAATACCAGCGTGGTGCAATGCCAGAAATTCGTCGCACAGCGACTGAGGCTGGAATCATTCAAGATGCCGCCAACGCTCGCTCTGCTGACAAATTGGCAATCATCGAACGTGCTATTGGAGATTGTGCTCGCAGACTCGTAATGCTTGCACAACAGTTTATGACTGGTGAGCAAGCAATTAGAATTATTGGTTCAGAGTCAAAACAAAGTTGGGTGAACTTTGACAGCGATTACCTTCAGGGTGAGTTCGACTTTGAGGTTGAGGGTGGTTCAACCCAGCCAGTTAACGAATCGTTCCGTCGTCAAATGGCAATGCAGGTTGTTGATGCAATGGCACCGTTTGCCAGTGCCGGTATTGTTGACATGCCAAAACTAGCCAACTATGTGCTTCAGTACGGTTTCGGCATCAAGAACGCTGCCTCCTTTGTTATGCAGCCAGAGTTGCCACCAGAGCCAATTACGCCTCAGGGAGTTCCTGAACCAATGGAGGGAATGCCTCCACAGGGAATGCCAGAAGGCATGCCAGGCGGCATGCCACCAGAAATGGGTGGTGGTTTACCACCAGAATTGGCACAATTGCCACCTGAAGTATTAGCCCAATTAATGCAACAATTGCAGGGTGGCGGAATGCCACCTCAGGGGATGTAACGATAAAAACATACTAGTAGAGCAACCTTGGAGGACTCGAACGAATGAGCGATATAAATAGCAATGAAGTCAGTACGGAAGCAACCCCAGAGTTAGAAAGCAATGGACAAGTTGAAGAAGTTTTAGATGTAGTTGAAAACCTCACTGAAGAGCAAATTGATTTGCTTCCCGTTGATGAGTACGGAGACAAATATGTTTCTGTGTCCGTCGGTGGAGAAGACATCAGAGTGCCTCTCAAAGAGGCGCTTTCTGGATACCAGCGTCAAGCGGACTATACCCGCAAGACACAGGAACTCAGTGAGCAACGGAAACAAGTACAATTTGGTGCTGCTTTGCAGGAAGCCCTGCAGAATGACCCGAATGGTACTTTGGCGCTGCTTTCACAGCACTACGGCGTTGCACAGCAACCCTCTGAAGAAGAGGAACTGTACATGGACCCAGTGGAGAAACAGTACCGACAGTTAGACCAGCGTCTAGCGGCTTTTGAACAACAAAAGGCGATGGACCAGTTGGAGAAAACTGTTCAGTCTCTGCAAACACGATACGGCTCGGATTTTGATGCCAATGAAGTTGTAGCCAAGGCTCTCGCCATTGGCTCTTCGGATTTGGAAGCAGTTTACAAGCAAGTGGCGTTTGACAGGTTGTATGAGGACGCTTTGGCTGTTCGCCATCTTCGTGAGAAGAAGGCTCAAGAACAGACACAAGTTACTCAGGCAAAACGTCAAGCATCGGTTGTGAGTAACGGCTCATCAGCATCTAGCGCCGATGTATCGGCTAAACCAATCACATCATTGCGAGATGCCTACGAAGCCGCAAAACGGCAACATAGCGTTTAGCATTTAACCCCAAGGAGAAAATATCATGGCTAACGCCAACTTTGATGCGCTTCTGTCTACAACCCTTGCTAACTACCGTTCGCAATTGACCGACAACGTATTTACTGCCCGCCCACTCACCTACACCTTGATGGACAAGGGTCGCATCCGTATGCTTAACGGCGGTACGAAGATTGTTGAACCACTCATCTACGGTCAGAACTCAACTGTTGCTTCATACAGCGGTTACGATTCGCTTGCCTTGACCCCACAAGAGGGTATCTCGGCTGCTGAGTACGACTGGAAGCAGTACGCTGCTTCTATCGCAATCAGCGGTATCGAAGAAGCCAAGAACAACGGCGAACAAGAAATCATCAACCTTTTGGAAGCAAAGATTATGCAGGCTGAAGAGTCCATGCGTGAATCCTTCAACCAGATGTTCTTCGGTGACGGAACTGGCAACAGCGGAAAAGACTGGAACGGCCTTGGCAACTTGGTTGAATCCGGCAACACCGTTGGTGGAATCAACTCCAGCACCTACTCGTACTGGCAGTCAAAAGAAGAGAACACTGCAACTGCATTGACTCTTGCTCAGATGTCCACGATGTACAACAACGTTTCGGTTGGTAATGACCACCCAGACACCTTGTTGACAACTCAGACGTTGTTTGAGAAGTACGAAGCATTGCTTCAGCCAAACCTCCGTTACACGGACACCAAGACTGCAGATGCTGGATTCCAGAACCTGTTGTTCAAGGCTGCTCCTGTAATGTACGACGTACACTGCACCGCAGGCGTGTTCTACTTCCTCAACAGCAAGTACATCACCTTGGTTGGTCACTCCAACAAGTGGTTCTCGCAGACTGAGTTCATCAAGCCAGAAGACACCGATGCTCGCTATGCGCTCATCATGTGCTACGGCAACCTGACAGTACGTAACCGTGCCAAGCAGGGCAAACTCACGGCAAAGACCGCCTAAGTTAACTAACCTAAAAGGAGAATGAAATGCCACTATTAGCAAACAGCACAGACGGTGCGGTAACACGCAAGCGTCTAGAAAACTATGTTGCACAGCGTGAAAAGGTTACGGCAGTAGCAGTAACAAACGCAGCAACACCAACCGCAGCACAACTGCTTGACAGCAAGTTGTTCGTTGCAACACCAACAGAAGACACAACCTTCACCCTTCCAACTGCAGCACTTGTGCTTGCAGCGTTGACGGATGAAGTCGTGGGTACGTCGTTTGAGTTCACGATTGTGAACCTTGCGTCGTCCTTCGAAATCGTTGTTACAACCAACACTGGTTGGACAATCACTAGTGGTGGATTGATGACCGTATTCGATGGTACTGCAGCAACTTTCCTTGCTGTTGTAACTTCGACATCGGCAATCCAGTTGTACCGCAAGAGTTCTGGCGGTGCAGTTAAGTAAGTAATTTGAATCGGGGGGTGGAGGCCACACTCCACTCCCCTTTTCTTTAAGGAGAATCATGCCAGTAAAGTATCGAATTCTTGACAGCCATGCGAGTGCAACTCCAAAGGCTGGAACAAAGACTTCTACCTACCCAGGTGGTAAGTCAACTAAGTCAGTTAAATCATCCAAAAAAATGAAATCATCTAGCAAAGGAATGTACTAATGGCAAATCCAAATCGAATGGTCAGGTCAACTGGTGGGGCTGCACGTAATGCAATCGGCAAGGCTTATGTAAAGCCAAAAATGGCTGGTACATCTGCAGCAGGTATGGGTCGTGGTCGTGCAGACAGCATGCCAAAGGCTAAAGCCAAAGGACCAGGCAAAGATGCCGCTTATAAGCCAGGAGACATGTTCCGTTCAGGCCGCATTGTTCAACCAGGTGCCGCATCTGGAAAGCCAAAAGCAAAGTCAAGTGGCGCTGCTGCAAAAGCAGTTGCCGCTGGTCGTGCAAAAGCAGCAAGTCGTGCAAAGACAAATGCAGCAGGCAGAGGCAAGAGTGCTTCGCAGGATATGAACAAGCGTCCAGTAAAGGCTCTTTACAAGAATAAATAATTGTTAGTTACCTTCGCAGGTAACAAACAAGGCTATTGGTATATGAAAAATGCCAAATTAGCACATTCAATGTACGGACAGCCCGTGGCTGGTATCCGACTTGCCCCGACAGCGGGTGCCAAACTGGCACCACCTTCTGCGCCCTATATTGGGCGCAATCGCTGTACAGCCAACGATGACACCTGTGAAGGTCCGAAGGCACGGGGCACTGATTTCTGTATTGGACATCTACGTTCTAAAGGCGAGGCTAAATGAGCATTACCCTTACACAACTCCGTACACAAGTCAGGAACATGGTTGACCTAGACGAAACCGACCTTCCAGACAGCATTGTTGACCAGTTCGCTCGTGAAGGCTTTCAGCGCATCTACTCACTTGAGCGCAGGTGGCCGTATCTACAAGAGACATACACATTCAACACGGTCGCTAACCAGCGTGAATACACCATTTCTACCATCGGTGATATTCGAGAAATAATTTCTGTTGTTGATACGAGCACCTCGGGTGCTCGGTTAACTTTGATTCCGTATGACAATGCTGAAGAGATTTGGCTTGGGAACACAGATGTTCCCAGCCGACCGTACTTCTTTTCTTTCTGGGATAAGAAGTTGCAGTTGTGGGCCAAGCCTGATGCAATTTACCCAATCACTGTTCGTGCTTATCGTAACCCTGTATATACATGGCTAACGAACACAAGCGAAGCAATTGACCTTGACGAGTGGTTCCATGCCCTGCTTCCTTACTTTGTGATTGCACGGGTTTACCAGCGTCAGGAAGACTCTGATTTGTCCGCTATGTACATGCGTTCGTTTGAAGAAGGTGTTGGACTTGCTCGCCGTGACCTGATGAAAGCATCAAGTGCACAGCCGGTTATTATGTCTGCTGGTCGACAGTATCCAACTATGCGTCGCTGGTTGCAGACGCTTGGGGCGACACTTGGACAATGAGTGCTGTATCTGTTGAACGCTACGACGACTTCACTGGTGGTCTAAACCTTCGGGCTGACCAATTCCAGTTGAAGCGCAATGAGTCACCCGACATGTTAAATGTCGAGGTTGACCCACGTGGTGGATTGTTTACTCGTGGTGGAATTCGTGAGATAAACTCAACAGCAATTACTGGAACATGGAACCCACACAAACTGTATGCGTTTCCTGGTGCTACACCGCACTTGATGTTGGCGAACCACACAAAGGTGTACAAGTCAACTGGTGGAAACTTCACTACTCTGCAGTACTCATCTGGTAATGATGTAACTGCAGCACAAACCCATGGTTCGTGCATGGCTGCATGGGGTAAGACTTTGTATCTAACAACTGGTACCGCAGGTAGTGGTGGTTATTCTTGGGTTACTACGGATACATACGCTACTGCTTTGACTGCTTCTGGTTCGTCTCCCCATGCGTGGCAGACTTCACCAACTTCATCGGAACATAAGATGCCAACGGCTGAACACATTATTGTTCATGCGAACAAGATGTTTGTTGCGAACACAACAGAGGCTGGTGTGGCACATCCTAATCGTGTTCGTTGGTCACTTGAATCAATCCCAGACAACTGGGACCAAGATGATTATATTGACTTCGAGGGTGGTGGAGAAGGAATTACCGCCCTTGCTGTAGTTAGCGGTCAACTTGTTGTATTCAAACAAACAGCAATGTTTGTTGTGTATGGATACG